GAATCATTTGGGATAGTTGTTGGGTCTAGTCCTACAACACGAGCGCGTAGAGCTAGTTCATTTCGTGAGCTTGAAGCCATTTTATTTTTCCTTTGTTTAGTTTATTGCGATACTCGAACCGCTTTTAAGCGTCTTTTCTCATATCTCTTCAATTATAACACCAAATAGAAAAGCCCCCGAAGGGGCTAATCTATGTATTAACTAGTTCAAAAGTCCGATTAAGGAGCGGTTGTTCGAGTCAATTCAATTACGCTAGCAGCGCGTTCTACACCAACACCATAAACAGTGTGAAGTACAACTTTCCAACCGATTTGGTCTACAGAGTATTCCATTTCGAATTTAGGAGCTTGCTGCTGGATTAGAGTAATAGCACTCTTGTGGAAGAATAGGTTTCGTCCAGTAGTTGAAGTAGGAACGTTACCACTGTGGTAAATGTCCATACCGTAAAGTGAACCAATTAGAGATTCACCAGCGCCATTAACTGCTACACCAGTCTTACCAGTCTGGTCGTAAGCAACATACTTGTTTACACCTAGAAGGTCAGCTTTAGTGTTGTGACCAACTACACCACGGCGTTCGCTCATTGGAGTGTTAGCACTATCGAAAGCAGTTACTACTGCTAGGATGTCAGCATCATCTACAGCTGCACCACCTGATACAGAAGTACCAGCTGAGCCATAAAGAGCCATTAGATCGGTATCAACCTGACGAGCAAGAGATTCGCTCATTCTCTGTTGGAATACTGATTTAAGGTCGTAGTTGCTTTGAATCTTAGCGATGTCTTCAATTAAGACAGCACTGTAGTAATGTTTGTCGATGTTAAGAGTGATAGGAGCACCGTTAGGTACATCGTAAGTGATTGCAGTTGAAGCACTTTTAGCGCGTGAATCTACACCAATTGCGAAAGGTACATTTACGATATCACCACCAGCTTGAGCAAGACCTGAGCGGTCCTGAACTAGTTTAGCCATTTGAAGTTGTTTATCGAATGGTTGTTGAACTTCTCGAGTCCATAGTTCCTGAATGTATTGAGCAGTCTGGGCTATAGAACGAGTAGTATTTGAGTTAGTTGTTGGGGTTGCCATACTTTTCCTTTTTTAGTTTTATTTTTTAATTCGGGAAGGCTCTATCTATATAAGCTTTGAGCTCTTCATCCGTCATATTTTCCGGACTTTGGTTAAGATTTAATTTCTTAGCCTTGCTACCATCTGGTCGCAGTCCTGTAACTGCTGCTTGTTTAGCAACATTTTTGACAGTCCTACTGTTTTTTTCTCCAGCAATTTCATCAGCCATTTCCATAATTCCCTCGACAAAATCTGCATATCTCACGTCTGAGTTCTTTACAGTGTCAGTTTGGGGGTCATAGCCGGCGGTTGCTAAATACCAGTTATTAACTGCATCAGCTACTGCTGGATTAAATTCAGTTGATGACTTATCAAGTTGCGGATACTTACTTTCCACACGAGGAGCATCTATTTCTAACCTAGTATGAAATTGTACTGACTTTAATTGGTCCAAAGCTTGGTTTTGTAGGTTTTGACCGTACTGGGTACGATCCTGTTCTAATCTATTGATTACTTCCTCATCAGCATCTAATGCTTGGCTGTAATCTAAAGCTTCTGGAACCTGATTATTAGCAGTTTTAGGCTGGTCTTTCATTCTTTGAATAAGTTGTTGAATCCTTAGACTTTCTCGTCTTGATGGTTGTTGTTCTTCGGTTTGCTCAGCTTCTTCAGCTGGCTCTTCTTCTACTTCAACTTCAGGTTCTTCAACTTCTTCATCAAAAGTTTCAGCTTGTTCAACTTCAGGTTGTTCAATTTCTTCTTGTGCAGGTTCGATAACTTGTTCAGTTATTTCTTCTTGACCCTCTTGGGGCAATTGTTCTGTATCCATATTTACCTCTCTTATTTTACAGACCACGTTTTGGTTAAATACCAACGAACGGTCGCCTCGTTAATTTGTTACAGACCACGTTTACCCTTATGGGGATAGCTCGGTCGTCGCTAAAAATATCATACCACTTTTTTAAATTTTGGTAATCCTTTACTATCTGTTCCTTCTAAGATGTAGTCAGTAGGAATAAATTGAGCTACTTCGCCCATTTCTGTCTTGTAAATTAATTTATTACCTTCTAAACGCCAATCAGTTGGTTCTAACTTAGATAAGTTTTGGCGTATTTCTTTATCGGTTCCATGAGGTTCATGAGTAGGTGGAGTTACGCCCCACCTTTCATACATCTCTTTTTCATTATCATTGAGCATTCTTTACAACTTCTTTGGCATTCTCATAAGCCATTAATACTGCTTGGAATTCTGCAATGATTGCATTAGCTACAATCCAGTTCTGTCCTAGTTTAGTTACATCTGTTTGTTGAGTAATTGCTTCACCACTAGGCAGATATGACTGATAAAAAGTTATTCTTTCTTCTAGATGCTCTTTTAAGCGTTTAAACTCTGTTGATTTAGAGAACCGAGCCATCTTCTGCTCTTCTAAAAGAGATTTATTATCTACTTGAGTTACTGGAAGGTCAGTTCCAAAACTATCACCTACTATTCCGTTTTGTGCCATGATTTATCCTTTCTTAATAATTTACAGTTTAAAGATTTTGAACTGCATCTGCAACTTGAGCTAAGTCTGGGTCATTAAACATCTGACCTGTTTTAGCCACTATTGGACCTTGAGGTTGTTGAGCAGCCTGTTGTTCCTGTTGCATTTGCATCATTTGTTGCTGTAGTTGCTCATTTTCAGCTTGCATCTGTTGTTCTTGTGGACTTGGTCCATTTTCAACTGTAATAAACTCTTTAACTCCTTCTAAGTTAGATAACTGTTGTTCAGCTTCTAAAATAGCAGGCCAATTAATCTTAATTCTTGGGTCATCCTTGAATAAGTTTTGGAATTTACCAATTACACCAATGAAGTTTTCAAGTGCTTCTCTTTGGTTTTGCTGACTTATTTGCATAGTTGAATCTGCCTTCATATTAAATCGATATTCAACACCTTTAAGTTTAGTTGGGTCAATCTTCAAGTCACCAGCGTTAAGGTTCTCATTAGGCTTGAAAGTGCCGTCAAATAGCCCTAGAACATCTTCTAGACCAGCTTTAACAATGTCTTCAATATCATCTGCAAATAAACTTACTGGAATTGATTCAGTACCAATATTTACAATTAGGCTGAAGAATCCATCCATTAATTGTTCAAGAGCACTTTGCAAGTGTCTTCTATCTGAACCATCACGAGTAGCTTCTTTTTCAGAATACATGTTGATTGCTGAAGGAGTTTTACCTTGAGATGGGTTAAGAGTTTCAGAACCAGGTAATGAAGCGTTCTGAGAACCAAATAATGATAGTAATGAGCCGGTAAGGTTAGATTGTGCTCCTTGGAAAGTAGCTAAACCTGCAGTTGAAGTTTCAAGTCTTCTAATTGAGTTAGGAATTGTTTCCTGCATGACTGCACCTTCACGATAATCGATGCTATGTTTTAGAACACCGTTACTATTTACTACAATTGGTGGAATTAAGTTCATCTTAATACCCTTAAAGTAGAAGTTTGTTAGACCATCACGAGCATATTGTAGTGGTTTAGCTCTTTGGAAGTCACCTAATCCGTAGAATGAGTCAAATAATGGCTGAGAATACTTAATTACAAAAGGAATTCGTCCATTTTTGTGTGGGTTTTTAAGTCTTCGTACTTCAATAAAGCCATTATCTGGAGCAAATGTTACCCATTCGCCATCTTCACCAGTTTCATAACGAGTAGCTAAGCAAATTCCCTTCTTAGTAGACTGTGGAGTACGCAATCTAGCTACTTCAGTGTCTTTTTCAAAGTCAAATTGCTGTCGAGCATCCTGTTCTAGCAATTCTTTTATTGCATCTACATTCCAACCAGAGGTTTCTAGTAGATCTTCTTCTTTTTTAGCTTTAGTTTCTTCGCCATTTGAGTATTCATCTGAATCCATATTTTTAGTTGAATTTTCTTTATAATTTTTTAATTCGCCTAAATCATCTAGAATATCTTCAAGATATTTGCGTCCTACCCAAGTAAGAGCAGTTACATAGTCCATATCTTCTATTGAATTGCGTCCTTGCTGAGGAACTAGGTTACGAGGGTTCCACAACCAGCAATCTGGTCCGATATATCCAGTAGAACTAACATTCCAGTCGTAAAACATTGGCATATACCCATAAACACTGGAGTATAACTGCCACATATTAATTTTTTCTAAGAATGGGTGTTGAGCATTGGCATTAGGATAAATCCATTTTTGTCGAAGGATATCCATAAAAGCTGCTTTACCAATATCGGCTTTACCAATTGGAACAGTTTCACCTTCAGGAAGTTTAGCTACTACTCTATCTGCGCGTTCTTTAGCAAGAGTTGCTGCATAACTATCTGTTATTTTAGAACCATCGACTGAGTTTGATACACTATCGTAAACTTGACCTATAAGCATTGCTTCATAGGCATTGAAATCGGTTATATAGCCTCGGTGAATATCCCAATCACTAATATAATCGTTCTTAAATTCGCATTCGTATTGACTTTTTTCTTTTGATTTTTTATCCATTTAATTTTTCCTTAATATGAAGTTATTGTACCACTTACTCTAAGTGTATCACTATAAGAGCCCGTATTGATTTATCTCTTTCATTATAGTTGGTTTAGGCAAGTCTTTATCTTTAGCAATACCGTATTTAAGGTGTAGAACTAAATATCTTAAAGCATCTGGTCCGTGATCGTCTTCTTTCATTGGTAATTCAGATGGGTTGCGGTCTTTTTTATCTTCTGGGTATTTATAAGCTTCAATCTCTTTAATTAGGTTTTTACAGACTGATGAGAAGTAGATAGTTGGTTTAGGATCTCCTACTAATTGAATGCGTGGTTTGAGTTTAGTCCTAATAAGGTCGATACCATGAATGATAGAGTCAGCTCTTTTTACTACTGGAACAATTGGGAAGTCCTTGGACATAGTTTCAATAGCATCTTTAGCTTGGGAGTCACCTACCATTAAGACTAATCTGTTATCACCAAGTTTATCTTTGATTCTAGGAATAATATCTTTTAAGATTTCTTCTCGACCATAAACTTCATCAAACACATACCAGGTTTGGTCTTTATCTATTCCAACAAATAAGCAGGCTGTGGTGTGATATCCAAAGTCAATTCCAACATAAATAGTTAAATCTTGAGGTATTTCAGATGGTTTGATGATATGAACATTGCGATTAAATTGTGGGAATACTGCTCCTTGCACTGCCCTAAACTCCAATTCTACTTCCTGTAAGAAAGTGCTTAATTTACCTTGCTTTTCAGCTTCTTCGCGTTCTTCTTCGATAAATTCTTTTGATACATACGGTGAATCACGCCAGGTAGCTTCTTGATAAAACCATCGCTTATCTTCTTTGGCATATTGAATTAAATCATAAAAATGGTTAAAGCCTCGAGGTGTACCCATAAATATTGCCCACCCATTAGTGGTGGTAAAGAAGTGCTTATAAACAGCATCCCAATTATTGGGGTCTTGGTCAGCATACTCATCAAAAATGATTCCATTAGCTTTAAAACCACGATGAGAGTCACTTTGGTCGGAACCTAACAGCTGAACAGTAGAACGGGGTTTAGTTTGGTCGTGTTCAACCTCTATTCTGGTTCCATCCGGTAAAACAACAGGTCCTTTAATGTAGTTAAATTCAATTAATAGATCTTGTTCGTTAGTCTTGTAAATCAATTCTTTGGGTATCAATGGAACATATTGTCGCCACACAACTTCGTGAGCCTGCTTATAAGTCTTGAAAACAACAAAGTATCTGCCCTGTTTAAGAATTGCCGTTAACCATGAATGCTGAGTAGCAAAGAATGTCTTACCTGACTGACGACCCATTAAAAGAACGCCACGCTTATACCCCTTAGTAAGAAACGCTAAATGAGCAGATACCTGTTTTTTATGAGGCTTATAGCCCATGGATTATATTTTGCCGTTTAATTCACCAAAAGGAACTGCTTGTGGATCTTGTGAGTTGATTTCAAATACTTCAACTACTCGATTACCAACAACCATTTCTTTTTTCTTCTTGTTTGTTGAGGATGGTTTAGGATAGAAAACTTCCAATAACCAATCTCTCATTCTTAAGTAACGCATTTCATTTAAGAATGCGCTTTCGTCATCACCTATCTTGATACCTTCTTGGTCAGCGATAGATAGAGCAGCTTCAGGGTCTTCGTGCATGATTAGTTTACGAAGTGAAAATCCTTCGCCAGTTGGTTCACCAGTTTCATCATCAGTTATCAGTTTAACTAAATCTAATGTAAAGCGTGGTTCTCGGGTATTTACTCCATCTAAGGTCTGATATGAGGTAACTTCAACCTTATAGTCTAGTCGGTAGTTAATTGGGAATGCGAATCTAGCTAGTTTAGGTTCATGAGCTAGTCTTTCACTAGGGTCTGGGTATTCAGCTGGGTCTAAGATATATCTTTCGAAACTACCTACTAAAGCACCTCTTCTATCTACTTCTGGTGTTTCAGTTTGAACAGGTCTTTTAAGGCTGTGTTCAACTTTAAGTTCAGCATTTTTGAAGTTCTCTTCTAGCTCTTTAACTCTCGCAATTAAAGCGTTGATATCGTCATTGCTTAGAATAGTTTCTTCTTGTTTAATTTCTTCTCCTTGGAAATCAACTGCTTTTTTCTTAGCAGCATGATAAGCCTTCATTCTATCGGAACGTCTTTTTCGTTCTTCTGCAGTAAGTGCCATGGCACCCTCCTTATAAATTAATTATTGCTATTTGATACCCTATAGGTATATTTAATACCCTATGGGTATATTTGAAATCCTTTTTGTTTTATTGCATTATATATTACTTACAGCCATATTTACATAGACCTAAAGCGGAATGGTGTTTACAGAGTTTAATTTCATTAGTAGTTGCAACTTTTTTAACTTTATCAATGGCATTGTCAATTGTTTTAATATTTTGATTAACTTTGTTATTAACTTTGTTATTAATTTGATTATTAACTTTGTTATTGTCCGGGATTTGATTTAAAGCCTCTGAAATAAATTCAGACTTTTTTTCTATTGCTGTCCAAAGCTCCCAATCATCTTCTCTTATCCAAATATTAGCATGTGGCATAGTTATCCTTTCTTTAATTATCTCATTTTAATACCTAATTAGTAATTAGTAAAGAGTAATTAGGTTTTTACTGTGATATTTTACAGATGTGGGAACATCCACTCCGTTTCACATACATAAGAGAGACAGGGAGTAGCTATCAAGCGCCGACCCTATGGGGGTACCCCTTTGCACCTGTAAAAAAAAGACTGCTCTGTTATTTTTTTGCGCCGGCTCTGCTATCGGCTCTGCTATCGATTAATCTGTTACGCTATCTGTAGTAACTCCGTCACCTGTTGAGAGGTCAATACTTATCACAACTGCTTCAGATTTGGTCTCAATCTTCTGGACTGCTTTGCCTGCTATCTTATCGTGAATATACTGCGCATTCTGGAGGGCTATTTCTCTCTGTCTGGGCTTTTCGTGGTGGCCCCAGTCTTCGACTACATCTAGCATAGTCTGCTCTATCTTCTCTAGTTTACTATCTAAAATACTTCTTATATATGGTTTTGCTAAGTTTTCGCTAGCTAATGCTCTGGCGTTTGCTCTATTCTTTAAGTTGTAGGCGTATTCTGCGCTATCTGCTAAGGGAGCTTTAGGGTTATCTATAATATGCTGAATAAATAGCTTTTGTTTTTTAGTGAGGCGACGCGGTTTGTTTTTATCCTTGCCGGCCGGTAATTCTGTTTTAGTCATATGTTTTATATCCTTATCTGTTGATTATATTATACCATAAAAAAATAGTTGTAATTGCAAAAAAGTTGTCAAAAAGTACTTGACAAGAGCATAACATGTTTGCTATAATAGAAGCATAAAGAAAGGATAATATCATTAAAAAAAGGCATATCGACATCAAAAGACGCAAAAAGAAAAAATTGTACCTAGTACCGGTTCGAGTTATGGGAGTTTTAAAAAGTTATATCATATTTGAAAAATAAGTAATTTGTGGCAGTAATACTGCTTATGTGTGCAAGGCTTGGCCGGCCGACTGAATAGGCTAAAAGCTAATAGGCTAAAAGCTAATAGGCTAAAAGCTAATAGGCTAAAAGCTAATAGGCTAAAAGCTAATAGGCTAAAAGTATAAATATTAACGAAAGGATAAAAATGACAACAGAACAAAAAATATATCAATGGGTACTTAATAACTTCGGCGAAAGCGAAGCAAATGACCCGAGCTGGAATATTAAAGAACTAGCAAAATATATAGAGGAGGCAAAATAATGGAGTTCGACGGCGGTGTAATAATGAGGGATTTTTAGAGATGTACGAAGCAAAAACACGCGAACAAATGGGAATAGTAAACGAAGCTATAAACATATATAAAAGCGCTTTACAGCGTAACCCAGAAGACACGAACGCTTATATTAAAGCGACCGACCACATAGAAGACTATTATAATGGCGACATCTTCGGCGAAGAATGTCAGACCGCGCTAAAACTATTTAACTGGACCATGGAAGGGAAGATATAAAATGAAAAACTGGCAAGTTACTTATACAAAAAACGGGAAACAAATAACAAAATACTATGGAAGTATGCGAACGGCAACATCGGCCGTGGAAAGATTAGCCAGGCAAAGCATAATCGCAAATTATAGCCCCACTTATCAAGGCGGTATGGATATATGAAAAAAGTATATAGTCAGCTAAGCAAGCGACAGCAAAAACAGATACAAGACTATTTGGAGTTCGAGCCGGAAGACTTGGCAAGTATTGACCCTGTGCTTATACCTATAAATGAGTTTATGAGCCACGCGCAAGCAATTGCCAAACATAAGGGAATCAACCCCGTTGAATGGCCATATTATTGCATCGACTGGCGACAGGCGAGCCGAGACTTGGCGCAAACTTACAGCCGAATAACAATCGACGGACAGACTTACTTAATGAATAAGATATACGAATAGGAGGAATATGGAAGACGATAAAATAATGTTCGAGGCGTATTTAAAATATAACGACGACGTAGAAGCTAAAATAAGCGCTTATACACTAGACGGGCTAATTGACGAGCTTTACAAGCTAAACAACGCCGAGAGGGCTTTAAAACAGCGCTTGGAGGGTACAGAATGGCCGACTTAATCAACGAAGACCGGACCGAGCTAGAGAATCAAGCTTTAAGCACGATTAAGTCGGAGAGATTTTATAACTTACTAGAAGATATCGACCAGATGAGCATAGAAGAATTACAACAAATAATTGAAGATAATAAACCACAGGAGGTATTATGGTAGAAGATAAAAGCAAAAAATTAATCGACGAGTATTACAACCTAGACCACGACCCAAACGCGTTCGATAAGGAGGAAATACAATGGATAATAAAGACAAACAAAATGGACGTTCGACCCGTTATAGCGCTTACGATGAGAGCTTGCGGGCTTACATTGCGAGAAATAGGCGAGGCGTTAGGAATTACCAAGCAAGCCGTAGATTTAATGGTAAAGAAGTGGAGGGACTAGACATGTTAAGCTTACAAGACTTGAATGATTTAGGAGTAACCGCCGGCGAAATCGAATACACCGACCGATTGAGCGACTGTTGCGGAGCTAGAGTAACCGAGCTTGGCGAATTATGCAGTGAATGCGGAGAACCGGCATAATGTTAAAGCATAAGAACTCGAACAAAAACCGAAAATAAAAATATGGGGTGGGCTGGCTGGCAAAACAACGGACGCTTGGTCCACCGAACGGGAGCGCCGAACAGTTCCACAATTCAAGCAAAAATAAAAAGCCCTTATCTAGTGCACTGCGAAAGGATTTAAGCAGGTCTAAACTAAGGGCAACAACATTATAACAGATACGGAAAAAGGCTACTGAAGGAGAGTAGCCTTTTTATAAACGGTGAGGGTCATGTATAAACATTAACGTAGTAAAAAGAATATGAAATTACTACACCGCTATTATAAGTCATTGACAAAACTAATTCAATCAAAGTAAAGTGGGTAATAACAAAAGAGGCGCCTAATCCAGCTAGACGCTCTTTATACAAAGAGTATAAGAGTTGCTGGACTGGATGTCAAGCAGCTTTTTTTGTTTTATAGAAGCGTGAGCCTATAACTGTACGGAGTAAGAAGGATAAAAGTAATAAGTTCTTCTGAATAGACCGATAGAGCTGAACCTTATCAGATAAGAAGCTCGGGGTATAACTTAACCCGATGGCGCCCAGACGCTCGGCGTATGCCGTAACCGTCCTTGATATGGAATAGCGATAGCAATTTAGTGGTAGATGTAATGCAAGACCTGGGATCTATGACCCACTATCTTAGCCTCTGATAAGGAAGTAACAAATAAATTGATTTACTGTTTGAAATAAAGCAGGGGGGAACTATACCTATTAAGATATGTATATTTAAACCTGAAAAAATAAATTTCGAAGACAGCAACAATAGATTGAGCGAAGCGAAAATCATGTTGGTGGCGAGAGATAAAATAAAAAAAATGAGATTAATGCGATTAATAGCAGGATAACTATGTTTATATTAAATAAGTTATGCTATAATAGATGTAGTAAGAAAGGATTACAACATGGAGGGTAAAAATAAGCAGTCGCTTAAAAATAAGCAGGATTATTTGGATAATATTCAAGTAAGTCGAGAGTCAATAACTGTATTCAATAAGGTTACTAAATCTTTTCCGGATTTATCAGATATTGCACACGAACTAATGTACCTTGAGCAGGCAAACATAGCTCAAGAATATAAAGAACTGGTAGATCATATCCGTAGTATAGGAAATAGCTATGAATAATGACTGGATAATAAATAAACTTCGAGAACTAGATGACGAAGCTTTTATAGATGTTGTAGAAGGATTAGCCACACGCTCTGCCAATACAGAAGTAAAACGAAATGATGAACTTATAAGTATTATTGAAATAGAAGAAGAAATAGATAAAGTTTACGATACCTGGGGTAAACCAAGTGGACTAAAAACAGGATTCCCACTACTAGATACTAAAATAGGTGGACTCAAAAGAGGCGAAATAACCCTTATAGGTGGTGAAACATCAAACGGTAAGTCAGCTTTAGCCGCCAATATAGCTTGTAATGTAGCCAAAGAACACTGTGTACTATTTATAACCTTAGAAATGTTACAGTCCGAAATAGGAGCTAGATTAAAACATATCAATGGTGGCAAGATAGATGATTTAAACATCTTATTCCAAGCCGAATACAGAATAGACTACAAAGATCTTGAACCAATCATTCAGAAAGCCAAAACCAAAGGTGATGTAGATATGGTAATACTAGATTACATGCAGTACTTAGGTCGAGGAATGAAAGTAGATGAAGTAGCTCGTATGAGTAAAGAGTTTAAAAGCTTAGCTTTAAAGTATGAAATACCATTCGTAGTTATAGTCAGTCTTCGTAAGGCAGATAATAAAGCAAAACGAAACTGGGTAGATATTGAAATAGAAGAGTTTATGGGAACCGGAGCAATCGGTTATGATGCAGATGTAGCTATGATTGTTTCCAGAAAAGATACCGAGAATGAATTCCAATTAGATAAAGTATTTGTGAAGATACTTAAAACACGCAACAACAAACTGGACTGGAACGACAGAATACTAACTTTTAACTGGGATGATACTAAAATCACTCAGCCGGCACTTACTTGGGTGAAGAAATAATTTAATCAATAAATAATGCTTGACACTTATGCTCCACAAGCGTAACATAGATAGTGTAACGAAAGGATAAAATGAAATATCAAAAAACCACCCTGAGCTGGGATACGCTCAAAGAGTTCGTGGTAAACGAACCTCAAAAGAAATATGAGAGTATTTCACCATCTAGTTTAGGTGGCTGTATGCGCTCTCATTACTGGAAGTTGATGGGTATACAATCCACAACACCACCAAACCCTGGAGCCCTTGTTAATTTCAAGGTAGGACACCACTGGGAATCTGTTTTAGCAGATGCTTACGAGTCTAAAGGCACGCTTGAAAAGCACTTTATAGACGGCGTAGATAAACTCTATGACAAAGAAACCCACTTAGGCGGTACTCCAGACCTTTTGGTTAAGGTGAGCAATGACGAAGGCTTAGAAAGCGATAGCTCAGAAAGCGATAGCTTAGAAGAGCTTGTTATTGTAGATTGCAAAACTGTCAATTCAGGATATTTTCGTTACGCAAAGTTACAATCACTGGATAACTGGGTAAAAGATAACCTCGGCTATGTATATCAGCAAGGTGCTTACATCTATCTCGCTCGGCTCGCTGGATATAAAGTAGATAAAGCTATTTTAAGCTTCGCTAGCAAAGATGATGGATATATAGGTTTAGAGTTTATGATTGAAGCCGATGACCAGTTGATTGAAATGGTAAAAGATAGAGCTCTTAAATTAAAAGGCTACTTAGACCGCAAAGAACTACCTCCATGCGATTGCAAAGGCTGGAAGATTGGTTACTGCGACTATGGTAATCCTAAAACTCAAGAGCCAAACAAAAAGAAAAAAATAATTAATACTGAGTGCTGCCCTGATAGCCTCGAAAAGTTAGATAGCTGGAGATAAATCTAAGGATGAATCAAGAATTCCATTTAGATGGATTTGATTTAGACTTACTGCAGTTTGATGGCAAAGATGATAAAAGATTTAAAGATAATAAGGAGTATATAGAAATGTCAAAATGGATTGAATTAAGTGGTGGAAGCGACAGTAATGCAACTTGGGATAGGCAAGATCCTATTCAGGGTGTGTATGTCAGCAAGAAAACTGATGTCGGACCAAACAAAAGCAACATGTACAACCTAAAAACCTCAGATGGTGAAGTAGGTGTATGGGGTTCAACTGTTATCGATAGCAAGTTCGAACAAATCCCACTAGGTGCTGAAGTTAGAATCGAGCCACTAGGTATGGCTAAAAGCAAAATGGGTAAAGAATATGCTGATTTTAAATTCCAGTATAGAGAAGTGCCTATGCAAGAAGTAGAAGAAATGGACAGCGATGTTAAAAAGATTCTAGATGAAATGGGAGCTTCGCCAATAGAATGAAACCCGTTGTAATTCCAAAACTACGGGATAATGAACGCTATGTTGGGATAACATCTCAATTAAAGCAACATCATAGTGAGTTACTTAAATTAGAAAGTGCAGGCAAATTAAGTCAGGTAAAAGATAGTCCTCTAGTAGGTGATTATCTTGCCAAGCTTCGCTTAAATGTGAATCTATTGTTTGCATTCTTAAATAACTATCTTGATGTACATAGCGATCTTACAAGGGAATTAGCCGCTAAAAGGCAAACGCTTTATGAGGAACAGTTAGCAGATGGTAAATCGCCATCCGCTGCTGAAACTCATTCAAAGCAACTTACTAGAATTGATGAAGCTACTGTTAAAGTAGTCGAGAATCAAATGCAACAAATTAAAAACGAATATGAACGCTTTAATGGAATCTGCATGATGCTACAAAGCAGACTAAAAGAATTCAACACAGAGCGTATTGTAGGTTAATGAAAGGATATTTATGAGTGGGACACCAACTGGCTGGAAGAAAGCCGAAGAAACAATTAAATCTAAATTTGAAAACGAAGAAGCTTATAAAGCATGGAGAAAAGAAATCGGTGCTATAGGTGGAAGTAAATCTAGAGGAGGTGGATTTGCATCAGATATCGTAGGTGAAGATGGACTAACTGGAAGAGAAAGAGCAGCTATAGCCGGAGCTAAAGGCGGATCTGTTAGTAGAAAATCAAAATGAAGATAGTAGATAAATTTAAAATTGACGAAGAAAAAGAACAGATTATACATATCAAAGAATGGCGATTAAATAGATGGTTCGAAAAAGTAATCTATTCAATTGGATGGTTCTTTACTGCGATATATATCTTGTTATTCTTTGCAATGATAGTTGATACTATCGCTAATTAATGAAGTAGGAGGGTGAAATGTTAAACAAAATATTAATGGGACTTATATTACTGGCAGCAGCTTTAGTAATAGTTGTACTTTATGATTTAAATAATCTGGTACAATACAAACAATGTATGGATAGACCTGTAACAGAACTATCTCAGCATTGTCAGGAGGTATTAAATGGCCAGTAAGAATACACAGTTTCATGCAAAAAAAGACAACATCACAGTTAAGTGGGTTAAACGAGCAAATATGTGGTGTAAAACAATTATTAAAGAAAATAATCAAAAACAGGAATGGTTCAGTAGAAGCAATAAGCCATCTACTAAGCCATCCGAATAGGAGGGTGTTATGCCAAGTATTACAAAAGTAGGTAAAAAATGGAGAGCTAAAATTAGTGTTAATAATGAACAAGTCCATGTAGGAATGTTCAATACTAAAGCCGAAGCTATTAAAGCATGCGATGATGCAATCGAGTTTCACAAAAACAATTACATCGATAGTCTTTACTATAACGACTTAATTGAAATTGAAGATACTCCACGCAAATCATTGTGGCAAAAGATTAAGAGCATATTTCGTGCCTAAAATTAAGATAGATAAAGCTGATAAAGCATTCAGCTTATATATCAGGACTAGAGATGGGTGGAAGTGCCAGCGATGCTTAAAGCAGTACGAACCACCCACTTCAGCCCTTCATTGTTCTCACTTTCAAGGAAGAGGTAAAGAAGCAACTCGATTTGAACCTCTTAACTGTGATGCTCTATGTTATGGATGCCACGCTTATTTCACTGCAAACCCCGGAGAACACTATCAATGGCAAGTAGAGAAGAAAGGTAAGAAGAAAGTAGATTGGTTAATCTTGCAATCAAACACTTATAAGAAGAAAGACCGCAAGATGGAAGAGATTATTTGGAAGAAAGCATTAGAAGTACTTGACAAAGCGTAAGTAGTTTGATAAAATGGTTAGCGTAACGAAAGGATTAGAATGGATAAAAAATCAAGCAAGAAACAAATTAGTAAAGTTATATTTTTTACTTCGCTATTTTGGATAAGTATTGCATCACTAGTTATAACTTTTTTTGCCTATGGCAATGCCAGATATAACTCAGGTGTGAACGCTGGATTTGATAAAGCTCAGGCTCTATTGCAATCTAAATAATAAGGCGTATATTTAAAGCACATTAATTGGAGTAGCTTATTAGTAAATTTCACAAATGGGTGTTAATCGTATTAACATCAATGATCCTTACAGGGGTCGTCGTCTATCTGTATTCAACCATACAGAAAGGTAATCGTGATAAATTAAAGTTAGAACAAAAGGTCCGATACGAACAACAAAAACAATTAGATGAGTTAAAAAATAGTAACTCTTCTCAAGATGATAAAATCAAGGAACTTGAAAAAAAATTACAATCTAAGTTAGATGAAAAGGCTCGTTTGGCTGCCATAGAGGCATCTAAAAAGAATGTTTCTCAGCAAGTAGTATCTAAAGTCGTCCCGACCGCAGAAGCTGCTACAGGTGCTGCTACAGGCGACGAATACGAAGCTAAAATGTTTATCTACATGAAAGAGTCTGGCAACAACCCAAATGCAGTGAACAAAAGTTCAGGCGCTTGTGGGCTCGGTCAAGCTCTACCCTGTGCTAAAATGGGATGTGCATTAGGTGATTATGCCTGCCAAGATAATTGGGCAACCAATTATATGAAAAGCCGATACGGCACTTGGTTAAATGCGAAAGCTTTTTGGCTCAGTCACAGATGGTGGTAACCTGCAAAGGTAACTAAAATTGTGAACGATATTCATTGGTAAGGACTTACATTAAACCTCTCGATATGGGAGGTTTTTTGTTTATTCAAAATATAGTTTATTGACAATAATGGGAGTATATTGTAATCAGAACTTGCCGTTTAGAACAAGCCTGTACCAAAACAAAAAGGAGAACCAATGAATAGTGAACAAGTCAATGAGTATATCAAAGAGAACTATCAGACCATGTCTGATGGCGAAATTGCTGCATCAGTAACAGCAATGGGTTATAAAATTAATTCTGAATCGATACGCAAGCGACGAAAAACAATGAAGCTTGCTAAGACTGGTGGAGGTAGTGATAAATCTCTCACCAAAGAAGCTTCAGAGCGTTTGGGTAGACTTAATGACTTGCTTACTCGCTCTGGGATTGACCCAGCTGATATAGGTGAAGTTAAGCAAATTCGTGTCAATGAATGGCAGGCTATGTCGAAAGACGAGGAAGGTGAGCCTGTCATTACTGATTTAAGGGGTGCAAGTATTGTTCTTTCACCTCAGTGGGCACAAGACCCTGAACTTCCACTTATTCGACCAGCACAGCCTGTTAAGGTAACTAACCCTGTTAATAAGGACAAGAAGGTGACCGAGAACACTGCGGTAATCTTCCCTGACCAGCAGATTCCTTACCATGATGAGCGTGCTTGTGATATTGCGATGCAGATTCTGCGAGATGTTAATCCAGCTCAGGTTATTAACTTGGGCGATATGATTGACTTCCCTAGCTTCTCACGCTTTGAGCAGGAACTTCGTTTTCAGCAGACCACACAGAAGTCTATCGACCTTGCTTACCAGCACTTGGCACAACAGCGAGCAGCAGCTCCTAACGCGCATATCGTAGTGCTAGAGGGTAATCATGATAGGCGACTGCAGAAGTCAGTTACGCAGTACCATATGGACTTGTTCAAGCTTCGCAGGGCTAACGCTCCTGAATCTTGGCCTGTCCTTAGTCTGCCATTCCTTCTGTGTCTTGATGAGCTTGGCGTGCAGTATGTACCTGGCTATCCAGCTGGCGAGTACTACATCCAGGACTACATCAAAGTTATTCACGGTCGGCGTGTCGGACAGCGTGGTACAGTAGCAAAGCGAGTCGTTGATGATGAGCGAGTTACTACCATTACAGGACACACACACCGCTTTGAGATGGTCGGAAAGTCCACGAATACCAGAGCTGGTAAGAAGGACAACTACGCACTAACTCTTGGCTGTCTGTGTAAGACTGATGGTTCTGTACCTTCTGTTAATAGTTCAACTGACCACGATGGTAACCCCATCCTGCGTCACGAGGACTGGCAACAGATGATTGGTATCCTTCACTGGGATTCATCTGGGCTGCCTTTTGAGTTCCACCCTGTGTTTATCTGGGATATGGATTCGAAGGGTCGCAAGAAGTGTGCCATGTATAATGGTAAGCTTTACCAGGCCTAAGCAAGCCTATAAACTGCTTTTATCACGGGCTGTAGTGTAAGTAACACACTGTTCACTCACAATGGCGTGAGGGTTCGGAGATGAGGGTTCAATTCCCTCCAGCTCGACCATTCGTACCTTAAAAGGAGTTTCGA